AAATAGGCTCAATACCAAAAGTTATTTCTGGATAACACTCTGATACTTGTTGAGATATAACTTGTAAGAACTCTTTTTTCATTCTTACATTCTCCAACAAGAAATACTTTGGTTTGATTGCTTTTAGTAAGCGTATAAATTCAAAGAATAAAGCAGATCTTGGATCATCAAATGCCAATTGCTTACCCGCCATACTAAATCCCTGGCATGGCGAACCAGCTTGTATTAGATCCACATCCATATAGTCTTTTGGATCTAAATCACACACATCCCCGACTTGTATTATGTCTGGATAGTTTGCTTGGCTAACTTGCATAGCATACTTATCTATCTCACTTGCATAGTATTTTTCAACAGGAATACCTAATTGATCTAAAGCGATACGACCACAAGCCATACCATCAAACAAACTTAATACTTTCATTGACTTCTATCAAATAAAACAATAAACAAAGCAGGTATGCCAAATACTGCTACTGCAAACCAAAATATATATTCAATCATATGAATGACTCCTGGCTGTTATCCTCATCATAAAACATAATCAGATCCCCGTGTGGATCTAAACAGTCCATACCTACGTTTTCTTTGTAGTATTTTTTGTATCCCTCTAATAATGAATTAATTTTTTTTGTGTTGTAATCATCTACAGCTTGCTCATAAGACAGCCTTGACATCATATATAAATCGTTTGATCTACTCATATTTCTTACTCCTTGCGTAACTTATTTAATTTATTGTGTTACGCATAGTAGACATTATACATAAATTATTATAATATACCAATATACATATAAGGAGTATGTTTATGAAAAAATCAAAATCACTTGTGTCTGAAATTATTGACGAAATAATTACTTACACCACACCAAAATCTAAAACAGATATGGAAAATGAATTACTGCGAGATAAGATTAACTATCTTGTATGGCAGGTCGGGGTTGCAGTAAAAGATCTGCAAGCAGAAGTAGATAAACTAAAAGAAAAAGATAGGGAGGCATCATGAGTAAATTATCTAATGACGATAAATTACGTAAGCGATTGTATGAAGATTTGCTTGACGCAACTGAAAACGCACAAACTCTTGGAGTGCCAGAGCTAGTTTGGTTTGGTATATCTTTCTTTACACAGATGGCTATTGATTGTGCACCCACTGTTAAAGAAGGCAGAAAGCTTGTTCAAGATGCTACTAAAACTGTAAAAAAGAATATGGAGCTATCATGAATTTACCAGATATGCTAGAAGATCTACCACATAAAGTAGTAGGCGATGCGTTTTACTTTCCAAACATGGACAATAACTTTTATCACAACGGTCCTGGTATCTCTTCATCTAACATACGAAGATTTAGTCAAAGTCAGTTACACGCTTTTGAAGAAGTTATAGAACAAACACCAGCAATGAACTTTGGATCTGCAGCACACTCACTCATTGTTGAGGGAGAGGGTGCTTTCTTTAGTGATGTGGTTACTATAACAGGATCCCCATACACTAATACTAACAAAGCATTGAAACAAGAAAGCCTGGCTAAAGGTTTGTCTGTAATTAGTGAAAAGGAGCGAGATACCATATATAGCATGAAAAACAGCTTAGTAACGGAAGCGAGAGCTTATCTAAATCCAGAAAACGAGTATCCTAGCACTTTTGATTCACCCTACGAGGTGTCTTTGTACTGGTATGAACAAGGTTTGCTATGTAAAACACGTGCAGATGTAATTGTAAATCCATTTGATAAACCACATGGGGAAAATGCCATAGTGCTTGTAGATTATAAAACAACGAGTGATTGTTCCGTCAGGGGTTTTACCAATTCGGTAAGGCGGTTCTCGTATGATCTACAAGCCGCATGGTATAAGCGTGGCTTTGAGCGTGCTGGTTTCCAGGTGCATGACTTTGTATTTGTAGCACAGGAAAAGAAAACACCTTTTGCCAGTAAAGTATTCAAGATGAATCATACTGATATGGAGATAGGTTGGAACTTTCTAAGCGACTACCTTGAGTCATATAACAAAGTGTTAGCAGGGCAACCAGCTACCATATACAACAGTCCTAATGTTGTTGAACTAGATACAGGTAATTTTTATAGAGAGGAACAAAATGAATCTAACTAAAAGCGAAAAAAATGCAATAGTAAGATGCTTGAATAGATATGGGAAAACAGTTGAAGCTAGAAATGAAGAGCATGGTAAAACAATCGTGGGCAATCTTGGAATACCTTGTGTGATAATTTCTGACAAAGAAGAAATACAAAAAAATGAAAAAGAAATAGCTTGGATTGAATCCTTAGTTAAAAAAGTTAATGGAGAAACAAAATGACAGATAATGTAAACCACCCCCCACATTATAAGAAAGGCTCTATTGAGTGTATAGACGCAATAGAATCAGCTTTAACTTTTGAACAGTTTATTGGCTACTGCAAGGCGGCAGCTATTAAGTATATCTGGAGAGCAGATCATAAAGACGCAAATATCCAGGATCTTGATAAGGCCATTTGGTATCTTACTAGGGCAAGAAATAAATTGGAGAATAGATAATGGATATGAGTTTTTATGCCGTACTAGGTATTTTATTGCTTATGTTTTACACATATATGGAGAACAGATGAATATTGACCATAAAATAGCAGAATTAGATAAACACATTCAATATATAGAAAAAGTATTGAAAGAAAAACAAGACGAAAGGTTTTGTCTACTTGCAGAAAAAAAGGGGCATAAAGCCCCTTCTAAAGAACAGTCCGACAATTAAAATGGTGGTACCGCTTCTGGCGGTGGGCTCATGTCTCCATCTTGAGACAATAGATAGTTCTTAATCTTTGTCTTCATCATTTTAACTTCACCGTTATCACCCATAAATGAATCTTCTTTTTGATACATATCCAATCTAAGATTAGTGCCAACAAAATCGCTATGATTCTCTGGATACTTTTTAAGACCACAAGCTTTAGTAAGCCTTGTAAACAATTCTGTGCTTATACGCTTGTTGTCCTCGTTTGTAGCCCATAGGTTATACCACTCGTTGTGATCCTTATATTTACCACCGTCAATTTGAAATGTTACTTTCAAAGTCCAGTTACCAGCTTGTGACTTATATTTGTCAGTAGCTATAATCTTGGCGTTGTGTTCGCCATCTTCTGCGAGTGGGACACCAGTTGGCATCTCACTCAAATTATCCACAAATTCTACATCTCCAAAATCAGACATTAGTTTTCTCCCGTATTGTCGTTAATTAATGAAAACCCTAACTTTTCAATTAGAGCAGTAATATCAGGCTTTTCAAAGTTCTCAAGTTTACCACTACGATCTTTTGCTTTATAGCCTTGTGCATAGACAGTTTGAAGCCATCTGTGTTGAACAGTTTTGCCGTCATCATCTTGACTATCTATTATTCTAAGTGCAAGTACTTCATCAAAGAAGTAAGTAATTGATTCGCCTAATTTAGTACCCACCATTTTCGGTGCGTGTCTTAATATGCCATCATCATTTACTACATCTTCTTTACAAAGAAATAATACGTGCATATGTAGATCTCTAAAAGCACGCATCAAATTAGTTACAGATTCCTGGACATTACCATATGCCATACGAGGATCTTTACTGCGAGACTTCTCCCATGTAAGTAAGATCTCACTTATTTCAGATACTGAATCTAAAACAACCGTATCGTATTGTAATGTGCCAGACTTTAAAGCATCGTGCAGTTGCATTACCTCTGATGCCTCTTTGACTTCTATAGCTGCAACATTGTCTGCATCTTTGATAGATAACAAACCAGCTTCAGCACTTATAACAAGTACCTTACCTGGGCAAGTCTTAGCTAATGTAGTCTTACCAGAACCAGCCATACCATATACCAGGATCTTAGCACCTTGGCTTTGTACGAGCTGACTCGGAGATACAATTCTATTTGTCAATTCCATGTTTTACTCCTTAAATAAAATATAACTTGCATATTATATACTTAATCGTTACCATATGTAAAATATTATTTTTTACATTATGTTGAAAAGGAGAAGTAAATGGAAAACATCAACAAAGAGGATAACACGTGGCAAGCTAATTATTATTTTAGAATGAAAAGCATAGCTACTAAAAGACTCAAGGAATTTGAAACTATGGGCGTTAAACCAAATCATACTGATAGGAAAGTTAAAAAGTATACTCTTAAAGATTACATTGAATTTTTAGGACAAAGAGAAGCAGCAGAAAAGTTTGGTTGTTCTGAAGCGTCTTGCAAGTCTTGGAGATATGGATATAGACAACCTACTATCAATCAAGCAAAACAAATTATAAAAGCGACTGACGGTAGATTGGACTATGAGTCCATATATGGGCCTATATCTGAGATATTAATAACAGAAGCTTAATGTGTTTCAGCTCAATATTACTGAGGACGACTCATCCTTAGAGCAAGCACTTGCCTATTATGATGATGGATATAATGTCGTACCCCTACAAAGATCCAACAAAAAGCCACCACCTTTTTTAAAAGGTTGGGAGCAGTATAAACAGGAAAGACCGCCTAGAGACCTTGTAGAATCATGGTTTAAAGACAGGGACAATCTTGTTGTTGC